AAGTCGTCAAGCTCGAAGGCGCGGCCAGCGTGGAGGAGTTGCGAACTACGGTGCCGCCGAACCAAAGCTGCTGCCCGAGATGGTCCAGTACCGTGAAATCGAACTGGCAGGTCGCATCTCGCGAGCAAGTGATCGGAGAATCCGTATCCGTGCCTGCGTTCCCGTCACCGATCAGGGCGGGTCGGAAGAGCGAGAGCGTATCGCCGCGATCCCATCCGTAGGTGATGAAGCAGGTTGTCGCGTCTGCGATCCCGTGTGCGAAGCCCCCGGGCATGATCCGGATCGAATCGCCGCCGGCATCGTCGATGATCTCGGTGATCTGGATGATCTGCCGGACTGGCTCATTGGTCCCATCGGCATCGATATCGGCAGGGCAATCCAGGTAGCGTCCCTCGCGTTGTCGATCCGCGGTGATCGCCGTCGTGCCGACCGCGAGCGTGCGCCGCCCAGCGACGTAGGCCGCGGACAGGGTCACCTCGAGAACATCGCGCTCGGCGACATGGCAGGAGAGCGCGTTGGCGTGGCAGCTGACCTCCGTCGTGGCATCCGCGCTGGTCGGTCCCTGACGGATGGCCATCGTCAGACACACATCATCTGTGGTCGTGTTGATGGACAGGATCTCGTACATCGCGTTCACGTCGCGGCTCGGATCGAGGCCACCCGTGGGGTCCCAGAAAACGAGCACGTCTCCGACGGCGGCGGCGGCGATCCACTCGGGGTAGAAACCCTCTCCGGGCTGGCCGGCGGTGGTGACCTGATAGCCCTGCCTGCGCGCGGTCGCGTCGTCCGCATTCGGCCAGCAGATGGCGATCTGCGCAGGCGAGCCCGGGGTCGTATCGTTTGCCTCGCAATCCTCGACGAGCGTCGAGGCGCTGGTACCCGGGCAGTGGATGATCTCTCCCGCGGCCAGCGCCGTGTTGACCGTCGGAACGGTGCTCTGCGCCAGCGCTGCCGCGGAGTAGGCCGGCGTTGCATTGCCGTAGGTCAGCGCACGTCCCTGCGACCGGAAGATGCCGAGCGGCTCGACCAGGAGGCCAGCACCCGGCACGCCGAGGCCGCCGGCGGCAGCAAGGGTGAGCTGCCCGCCTGCGCGCACGATGATCTGCGCCGTGGCGCTCGACATGGTGACGTCGAGGTCCGTCACCGTCGCATCGCCCGGGATCGTGACGATGGCGTCCTGGGGGATCTCCCAGATATCGGCATCGCTGGCGTTGCACGTGCATCCAGTGATCGTGCCGGCCGAGACGGTACAAGCCGCCGTCCAGTTGTAGGTTCCGGTCGGCAACGTGCAGGTCTCCGCCAGAGCGCGGAGCGGCAGCAGCAGCGCCGCGAGCCATGCCAGGATCTTGATGCGTCGCATGTCTGTTCTCCCCGATGAGGGGCCCGGCCGATGGGCGACCGGGCCCCTCCCTCTCACCCCTGGACTAACCAGCCGTCGTCAGACCCAGCATGATGCGCAGCGCAGCCACGGTAAGGATGTTCCCATCGAAGCGCGTTGTGAACTTGAAGACGATTCCATCCTCGAGGAACCGGATATGCTCGCTGATCGCGACGGAGATCCCGCCGGCATCGAGCAGCCCGTACCCTTCCCGGAAGTCGCCGAACATCAGCGTGCCCGCCGCGAGCGGCACGTCATAGACCGGACGTCCGAAGATCGACCCGACATTGCCGGCGGTGTTGCCGATCACGTTTGCAGCGGCATCGGCAGGCTGGAAGATCGGCCGCCCGTTCCCATCGTCGATGAGCGAGAGGATCTTCATGACCGTCCCATCGCCCAGCCACGAGCCGCCCGCCCGATAGGGCTCGGGCACCGCGAAGTAGAGCGAGACCACGTCGGCATAGGCCAGCGTGGCCGAGACGGCCTCGGTCACCTCCGTCACGCCCGTGATGATGGCGCTCGTGATGTTGGGCGCCGTCCCGTTGCTCGTGCAGATCTGCACGTCCTCGAGCGCCCCGAGCGCCGAGCCCGCGCGCTCGCTGAACAAGCTCACCAGGTCGAAGGCCGAGTCCGAGAGCAGCTCGATGGACGCCTCGAACACGCCCTGCGCCTTCTTCTTGTCGAGCAGCTTGTGACTGATCGTCGGCTCACCCTGTGAGGCCGTCGCACCCTCGGCGACCATCGCCACCGTGGCCGAGCCAGCGGTAGGCACCCGGAGCGTCTTGCCGGCGCTCGTGAAGCTACTGACGATCGGCCGCAGGCGCGCGCGCTTGTCGCGGGCGAGCATGATGACCGCCGCCAGCGGGGTCGGCATGAGCGAGGCGCCCGATCCGGCCGTCATGCCGGTCGTCCCGGACGCGAGCCCCTCGAGCAGGTCGGCGCGCTCGTGCTCGCTGACCGACACGCGCGGGAAACCGAGCTCCTCGAGCTTGGCGTCCGCCTCCATGAGGATGCCGCGATCCCGCCATGCTTTGCCGCGGAGCCACTGGGCCATCCAGTGGTCGCTGTCCGGCGTGCGGATCTTGCGCTGGATCTCGGGCAGCCGCAGGTAGCGCACGGCATGCGGCGAGATCAGGCGCACGCCCTCTCCGTATGCGAGACGCTGCTTGGGTTGGCCAGAGAGCGCCACCAGCCCGAGCTGGCTGCGATCGGGCTTCTCGCCGAGGATCCGATCGACCTCGGCTCGGACCGTCTCGATCGCGCGCTCCTCGGCCTTCTGCGACAGGTCCTTGAAGGCGAGATTCAGCGCTGTCTCTCTGGCCTTCGCCATCTCCTCTGAACTCGGAGGCAGGGTCAGTTCCGGCATGGTCATCCCCTCGCGGCCAGGCTGTCGCGCACGATCTGTGCCGTGCGCACCCGGACGCGCTCGAGCAGGTCATCTACAGGCTGCGCAGGCACGGATGCCGGCGCAGTGTGAGGCACCTCGGGAACTCCCCGTGGCGCCGGCTCTCGCACGGGCTCGACGAGCAGCGGCATGCCGTCTGCCAGCAAGTCGAAGGCGAGCTCGAGCCGTTCGCGTGCCGAGCCCACGAGGCGGTCGTGCGCCTCGCGCGGGATCAGCACGCGCTGCCCGTCCCCGTACTCGACGGAGACGAGCGAGGAGGCATCGGTGCCCATGCCGCAGAGCCGCAGCAGGGTCCCGAAGTCGGTCACGCCCTGGCCGCGCAGCGCCTCGACGCTGCCGGCGAGCGCGGTGTACGCCTCGCGCAGCTCTGGGGCTGCAGCGCCCTGGGCGAAGTAGTCCGCCAAGGCGCCGCGCCACAGGTCGCGGTCCGCTCCGCGCGCCTGCGCGATGCGACCGATGAGCGCGGCAGGGTCGGCGCCAATCGTGACGACCGAGCCCTCGAGCACGCGCCAGGCGTCGAAGTAGTAGCCCCAGCGCCGAGGATCATCTCCGTGTGCCTTCTCGGCGTCGACGTAGGCCGGATGATCGCTGGCGAGGTTGATCCTGCGCACGGGCGGCTTGAGCGGCTCCCAGCGCACGCTGAGCGCGGAGACGTGCCCTTGGGCGATCATGTGCGCGAGGTCTGCACGCCAATCAGCCTGCGCGCCGATGCCGGCCATCTCGATCTGCGCCTCGCCGCGGAGCTCGTGCTCGGACGGACGGAAGCGAGTCCAGCTGCCGAGATTCGCGGTGCCCGAGAAGGCATCATGGCCGAAGAGCAGCGGCGCGCCAGGCTCGGCCTGAGCGCCCTGCATCGATAGGATGTGCCCGTCGGATGCCTCACCGTCGGTCGCGAGGATGCCCGCGACGATCCCGAGCTCGGCGCCCGTCTCGATGCGGCAGTGGCGCTGGTAGCGTGTGGTCATGCTGTCTCCCCCTCGGTGACGGGCACCATGGCGCAGCGACAGTTGATCCGGTCGCCAGGCGGCAGGCTCGAGTCGAGCGGCGCTCGCGCCTCGATGCCGTCGCGCAGCCTGAACCGGCCCTCGAGCAAGACGGTCTGCCCGTCGATCTCGTGAGCGTCTCGGACGGCGTCGTCCTGCGAGTTGACCCAGCGCTTCAGCTGGACGACGCCAGATTGCCGCCAGCCGTCGAGCTGCGCGATCTGATTCGCGGTGCCGACCTCGGTCCGCGCGATCGTGCGCGCGCGCGAGCGGCGCATGTCCATGCCCTCGGCGACCGCTGCTTCGATCCGCTTGGCGCGCGCCTCGAGCGCTTCGCCCGCTTCAGCGGACTCCTTGAGCGCCGCGAACACCTTGCCCGAGAGATCGCGCAGCGTCGTATCGCTCACGAGCTTGCGGAAGACTCGCTCTTGGGCAGCGAGCTCGGTGGCGACCTGCGCCGAGAACACAAACCCGCCCGGCTGACCGCCGACCTGTGCGAGCGCGCGGCGCGCCTGGGCGAGGTAGGTTGCCCCGCGCACCTTGCCCGTGGTCCGATCGTAGAGCTGTGCCCATCCTGCCGGTGCGAGCGTGCGGCGCAGGATCGACATGATCTCCTCTGCGGAGAGATCCCGGGCGCTCCGCCCCATGCCGGCCTCGCGCAGCGCCTCGAGCATGCGGCGCTGCTGCGCGCCGAACACGCGGCCGAGCGCGCCCTCGAAGCTGCGCACGTAGCCGAGCACCAGCCGATCATCGAGTGCGGAGACATTCGCGCGTCTGCGCGGGGCGTCGTCGGGATCGGCCGGCTCATCGTCCACGGGGGCCAGCGCCTCGGGATCATCAGGGACGGTGATGGGCTCGGGCATCTCGCCGTCATAGGGCACGTCCGCGATGGAGCCTACGGGCAGCTCGCCCCACGCTGCGGCATCGAGCCCGCGCTCCTCGCGTACCTCATTGATCGAGCGGACCTTGAGCGTGAGATCCTGTGCCTCACGCGCGAGCTCATGCGCCTTGTCACGCGGGACGAACTCGCGGAAGCGCACAGCAATCGACTCACCATAGGCCGGCATGGCGAGCTGCGTGGTGAGCGCGTCCGCGATCAGATCCGCGTATGGCTTCACCGCGTAGAGGTCGAACACGTACTGATTCGTGTCGGCTGCGGCCCGGTTCGCGTCGACGACGTCGCCCACGACAGAGCGCGGCACGCCGAGCGCCATGAAGATCCGGTCGCGCAGGTAGGTCTGGATCGGCACGACCGATCCAGTCGAGGCGTGCTCATCGAGGATCTTGGCGCTGAAGCCGCTCGGCAGGAATGCCGGCAAGCCGCGGCGCGTGGAGCCTAGGCCGTAGGCGTTGCGCCAGCCCTGCTCCCAGCGCTCGCGGCCCGCAGGGTCTGGGTGCTGGGCTTCGGGACCTGACTCGATGACCACGCGCGGCGTGGCGTCATTCTGGAAGTGCTCTCGGATGTGCGCGTCGCCGTACTTGGTCGCATCGACAGCCTGCGCCTGCGGCCCGATGACTCCCTCGGCCGAGTAGAGCGTCTCGGGATCGGGCGTCCAGATCCAGATCACGTCCTCGGGACGGAGCGGGATCTCCTGCCCGGTGCCGCCCTGGGCGATGTACCCGGTAACGATCCCGCCCTCGAGCACGGGGCGCACGCGCGCCGCCTGCATCACGTGGAGCTCGGCGGTGCGCCGACCGGACCGGGCCCCGACCCGGAGCAGGTAGGCTTGTCCGAGCTCGAGCAGGTAGCGGGTGAGCAGATAGAGGGCCTGGCGCCGCGAGTGGGTCGGCCCGAAGCGGGCCAGCAGGAGCGCGAGCTCGTGATCGTCCAGGACGGTCTCGACGACGGTCCCGCCGCGCTCCGAGCGCCGCTCGATGACCTCCAGGTCGAGCTGCATCATGCGCTTGGCGACGGCGCGCACGGCGATATCTGCCCAGCCGAGCACCTCGCGGAGGATGGCGTCGGGGCTGGGTTGCGAGCTGCCGATCAGGCCGCTGCGGCCGACCGGGGGATGGAATGCGATGGGTGCGCCGTAGCGGGTCTCCCTGCGGTAGCGGCGCCAGTCGCGGAAATCGCGGTAGAGATCAAGGGCGCTCATGCTGCGACACCGGAGAGTGTCGCTGCATCGCCCCAGCCGATGCCTCCGACGGGCATGAGCTCGGTGAGCGCCCAGACCAGCGCATCGAGGCGATCAGGCGAGCGCATGCCGGAGAGCGGCTCCCAGGAGCAGAGCTGATCCTCGAGCTCTCGGAAGCCGCCGACGTGATGGACCTTGCCCTGCTCGTAGAGGGCAGCGATGGGCTCTGCGCGTGCGGCCTTGCCGCGCGATGCGTGCACCTTGCGATAGGGCACGTTTGGGCGAACCGTGCGGAGCGTGTGCTCGATGAGGTCGCCGCCGTTGTTCGCTTCGCCGATGATGCGGTCGGCGCCATGCCGATCGAGCGCGTTGACCGCACGCCGCGCCCAGGCATCCGGGCTTGATCGGCCTGATAGATCCTCGAGCACGTAGCCGTGCCCGTCGATCCCGAGGCCGGCCACGACGATACCTGTCTCGTCGCTGTCGGCGTCGCTTGTGACCGCGGGGTCGATCGCGACCACGATGCGCCGCAGCCTGTCCATGTCCACTGACTCGATGCGATCGCGCTCGATCCAGTCGCGCTGCCACAGGGCGCCCTCGACCTCCTCGAGATACTCGCCGAGCACCTCCTGGCGGTAGAGCCGTGTGCCCTGGTAGCGGCCGAGGATCTCGCGCAGGAAGGTCGGCGCGAGGTTGCGGGCGTTGGCCTGGGTCGTGCCGCGAGTGACTGCGCAGGTAGGATCATCGAGCAGCTGGCGCACCACGCGGACGGGCTTGGGGGTCGTGGTGACGCAGATCTGCGGGTGCTGCCCGAGCCGCAGCCCGAACATCAGCATGTCCCAGGTCTCCGGGCGGGCCCAGGCGGCGAGCTCGTCGGCCCAGGCGTAATTCGCCTGAGGGCCGCGCAGGCGGTCGGGCTCTTCGGCCGAGAAGAGGTACGCGAGGCTCCCGTTGGGCCAGGAGAGCCGCCGGCGGCTGGGCTCGTAGACCGGCCGGAACCAGGGCGGCGCGGTGCGCAGGATGCCCGACTGGCCCTCGAGCATGACGTCGCGGGCGTCCGAGGCGGTCGGCGCGACGAGATGGATCCGGCAGCCCGGGTGGCGCTCGGCCTGCTCGCGCACCCATTCGCCCCCTGCGCGGGTCTTGCCGGCGCCACGGCCGGCCAGGTAGAGCCACTTGACCCAGTCGCCAGCCGGCGCGCGCTGCTCTGGACGAGCCCAGAAGCTCCAGCGGTAGGCCAGGGCGATGGCCAGCGCCTCGCGAGGCACGTCCTGAGCGTCCAGGATGCCCGTGGCTGCGCTCACTGCAGGAGTGCCCGTACCTGATCCGGGTGCTCCGCGATCAGGCCGTCCAGGACGATCTGCGCTCGTTCGAGGGTTTCGAGCGGCACGCCGATGATCACCTCGCCGGAGTGCTCCAGGGCCAAGCGGGCCGGAGCGAGGCGATCGAGCAGGATGCGGAGGTGCTCGGCTGAGCCCTCGGCTGCGAGCTGCCAGGCCTTGTCCAGCGCCCGCTCGAGGTACGTCCGCCTGCGGTCCGGCGTGAGCTTGGCTGCGGTCTCGACCAGCAGCTTCCAGGCGTCGATGCCTGCGGGGCGGCCCTTGGGGTTGCCGCTGCTGCCCCGTAGCCACCTTCCCGTGACGTCTCGTGCTGGGGCGTGATGGGCAGGGATCTTGTCGTCCACCACTAGATGTTGTGGCATAGTGCCACGTGGAACACAACATCTAGTGGTAAGGAGCCCGTGATGCAGCCGCAGCCGACCGAAGCCAGGCCGTCCCGGCCACCGATCCAGCAGGTCGCCACGGGCACGGTGGCGGGCGGGATCGGGCAGGTGGTTTCTACCCTGGTGATCGGGGCCAATCCCGAGCTGATCTGGCTAGCGCCGGTGATCGGGACGGCGGTGACGGGGATGCTCTCGGGGGTCGGTGCGGCGGCGCGCAATCGGATCGCGGGCGGGCGCGGTGGGTGGCTGACGCTGCTGGCGCAGATGTTCGGATGGCTCGGCTAGACGGCGGCGATGGAGGCGAGCGCTGGGCGCGCTGCCGGGCGGCGTTTTACGACCGGCTGT